ACCGGGACCCATTTCGCGAGGAACTCTTCGACCGAGGCCGGAACTTCGAGGCCTTTCTGCCGCCCGACTTCGATCCGCTTCGAGAAGGCCGAGACGTCGAAAAGGTTCCCCGGGGTGTTCGGGTAGCACCAGAGATGGTATTGGTTGGAGGTGTCGACGAGGCGACTCTCGGCGGGATAGAGTTCGACCGCCTCCCACTCCGGACCTGCGAGTTCGTTCTTGATCCGCTGGAAGTCGCGCCAGTCGTGAGCCGCCGTCCGGTCGTTCCGCCGAATCGACAGATGGACGAAGGCCTCCGAGACCTGCCGCCGGAAGACCGTGTAGATGCTGTTCTGGAAGAGTTGTCCGTCGAGGGTAGGTTCGTAGTCCCCGGTCGGGTCGTCCACGGCCAGCGGGCCGACGAGAGGCGTCCATGCCGTGTTCGAGTCGGGAGAGAGATGAGCGTTCCGGGCCTGTCGCCGGGTCGCCTTCGCTTTTCGTTGGTTCATGTTCGGTAGGTTCCTTCTGAAACGGGAATGGGGCCGGAGGAGTTCGCGTCCTCCGGCCCCGGGTTGTCGAGGGTTGTCTAGATGGTCGCCTCCTCGGTCGCGGAGGGAGCGAGAATCTCGACCTTCCAGACCCCGTCGATGGTCTCGCCGGTCGTCTTCGCATGGATCCCGACGAGGCGATGAACGAAGTCGTTCCCGGTCTCGAACGAGTAGTAGGTGACCTCGAAGGGCAGGACCCCGAGAGCCGTCTTCGTTCCCCAGAGGTTGGCGTCGACGTCGTTCGCGAACCAAGCCGAGTTCTCGACCGACGAGATGAGGCGGGCGAGGATACGCTTGTCGAGCCCTTCGAGAGCGTCGATAGTCGCGTTAGCCTCGTCGTACTCCTCGACTCCGGCCTGAACCCCTTCGGTCATGCTGTCGAAGATGTGGGTCGCGTCCCCGTAGTCGACGAAGTTGTTCGTCGAGACGACGTACTCGGATCGGGTCACCGACCAGCGGACCGAGCCGAGCAGGATCGCGAAGGGATTCGGGAGTTCGTTCCCGAAGGTGGTGGCGAGGGAGACGTCGTCGGAGACGTCCTTCTTGACCGCGTAGACGTTGGCGCGACGGGCATCCCTGCGACCGACTTGGCGGCCCGCGTTGGCGAAGGTGTCGACGGAGCCGACGGTCGAAGCGAGGGCGAGGTTGATAATCGTGGTTTTCATTCTAGGTTTATCCTCCGGGGTCTACCCGGGTCGAGCCGCTCTTGGGCCTCGACTCCTTCATTATAGGTTATCGTTACCGATAATGCAAGGGGTTGGGGGAACTTTCTCCAAAAAAGTCTCGCGTCGAACCTGAAAGGTAGGCGATATCTACCTTTAGGCCGAGTTCCCTCGACGGCCCTTCGGGAGCCGGGGCTTCTTCGGGTCGATGAGTTGGTAGGCCTTGGCGACCGCCGCCGACGTGGGCTCCTCGGACGACCTCGACGATCCGCTCCGGGTCGCCCGCGTCGAGAGGGAGACCGGAGCGAATGAGAGGACGAGGGCTTCGGCAAGGTCGGGTGAGGCGACTCCCCGCTCTTCGAGGCTCTTCTTCGACTCGACGATGATCTTCCCCGAGTCCTGCTCGAAGTAGCGGACCCCGGACACCTGCGAGATGAGGGCCTCCGTGTCCGGCCCGGGCGGGAGCGAGAGCAGGTCCTCCGGCGGATGGCTGATCCCGAGGTGAACGTACTGATAGGTCCTCTCGACGCGGACGCGGAGCCGCCACCAGAGTTCCGCCTTGAGGTTCGCGAACTTCTCCTTCGACTTCATGCGGTCCGGCCAGACGGTCGCCGTCGGAGACTCCCCGACGTTGACCCCGGTCCATGCGAACGTGAGAGCCCGCCGCGCCAGCTTCATGGACCCGCCGACTCCTGCTCCAACCCCGATAACGTCGAAGAAGAGCCGCTTGACGAGGTCCGCCTCCGCGTAGCCGATGACCTTGAAGGTCGCCGAAGTCGGGTCATCCTCTCTCCAACGGATAATCCGGCGGACGTTCGGTCCGGCCCGTTGGAGGTAGACGTTCTCGGCGGAGCCGCCAGCAGCGACGTCGAAGCCCGCGAAACGCGTCCCGTCCGGGAGCCCGAGGCCGACACAGGCTCGGAGCCACCGCGCCGGGATGATGACCCCTTCGAGAGAGGCCGCGTAGTCAATGTCGTACTCTTGAGCGACCGTAATCGGGTCTTCTCGCAGGACGAGCCCCTCGTACCAAGGGTAGATGATCTTGTAGCCGTCCGGAGCCTCGGGCGGATTCGAGAGGCCGTAGGAGTGGACATACTCCCCGAGTTCGAGGTCGCCGTCCGAGTCGATGGTTCCCTCCCATTCGATAGGGACGATGGCCCAATGCGTCTTCCGAGGGTCGGACTTCCAATGGAGCGTGAAGACCGGATACTTCCCCGAGAGCCGCTTGACCGCGAACGGGTTGTTCCCGCCATGCGGAGTCGAGAGATAAATCTTACAGAACGAGTTCGCCGTTAGAGCCTGATCGACCAGATGAGGTCGAGCGAGGAACGCGGCCTCGTCGACGAAGTAGATGAGCGTTCGACCGCCGCGCCCGATCTCGTCGCCGCCCTCTCCCGTAATCGTCGCCTTCGAGTTCGGGTTAATGATCTTACAATGGTTATCGTGAACCTTCGGGTCGAAGCCCGGACATTTTGCTTGCATGAGCCACGGCGGTAGGTTTCGGATGATCGTCCGAATCTTGTCGAAGATAGCCTTCGGGTCTCCGATCTTGTCGACGAGTTCGAGCTTACGAGAGCCGAAGCCGACCGCCGCGCCGGGTCGGAAGAGCCAGAGCCAGACCGCGACGGCCGCCGTAAGCCATGTAGCCCCCATATCGCGGCTCTTTTCGAGGACGCCATCGACTCCGCGATTGACGAGGTCCGCAAGGAAGCGTAAGACGCCCTCCTGATCCGGATAGAGGTCGAAGGGCAGGAACGGGTTCGCCTCCCGAGGGTCGTAGGTCCAGCAGAACTCGTTGACGAAGAAGACCGGGTCCCTCGACGCGAGGAGGAGAGCCATCGCCTTCGACTCTGGACTATTCTGCCAGCTCTGAGCCGAAGCCAACCGTCGCCCGATAGCGACGGAGGAGTTCCTCTGGGGGTAGAGTAGCGAGGCTTTCATTGTCTAGGTCCTTGACCGGGTCCTGCTCCACTAGAAGCCGCTTCACGGTCGGAGCGTCGAGACCGAGCAGGTCCCGTATCTCCTTCGAGGCTTTCATGGCCCGGTCGAGGTAGGCCGCGTCTCCGATCCGATCCTCCTCCCGCTGGCTACTCTTCTTCTTTGTTCCACCCGGGACCGTCGTTCCGTCAAACCTCCCGTCGGTGACTTCGACCCCTGCCGTCTTCGTCTTCTTGATCTCCTTCGACTGGTGCCAAGCCGAGAGGGACTCTTCAAGGACGTGGTTGAGAATCCCGAACTGGCGGATAACCCCGGCCTGTCCCTCGCACCGTCGCAGGTCGAGAATAGCCCGGTCTCGGGCCGCCTTGAGGTACTGCCGAATCTGACGCGGACTCAAATTCCATGCTGCCGCGATCTCCTCCGGAGTCTTCCCTAGGAGCCGGAGCGTATAGGCCGCGTCCTGCCGTTGCTCCATCTGCTCGGACGATGGCCGCTTCCCCTTATTTAGTGCGTGGTCGACCTCGACGGTAACCGTCTTCTTCCCGAGAGCCCGGTGAAGTTTCTTCGCAGGAGCGGGAGCGGGCTTCGTCGGTGCGGTTTCGGTCGGGGTCTTCGCCTTTTTCGCGGTCTTCTTGGCGGGCTTTAGGTTCGGCATTGGCTAGGTCTACCTTCGACGTGTGGACGTTTAAGGGGTCGAGATAGGGTCGAGATAGCGTTCGTAGAGGGTCTCGAAGCGGCCCTACCCGTCGACCTGACCACGCAAACAGTCCGGGAACGGGAGGGCCGCTTCGGCTTCTTCTCTTTACTTCCGGTTGTCGCCGTCCTGAACGCGGACTTCGAGATGAGGAAGCCGCAGGTCCATGCCGGAATCCCGGTAGACCGTGCTCATCAAATCGTAGATAATGCGATGTTCCTCGACTTGAGCCGGGGTCGCGGGGTCGATCTCCTGCAAAGTCGCGTGGTGAAGGTCCATGTCCTTCTCCTTGATTCCTCGTTTGTCGTAGCTTCCGTCTCCGCCGGTGACTATAAGCCACTTAATACAGCTAATCGGTTCCATTGTTTGATTCTCCTGCCAGTCTCCTGGCTTCTTTGATTCTAACACAGAGCTTAGTATCTTGCCGAGGACCGGGAACTTCCCGACCCCGAGTTGGTCGACGTTTTCGAGGATGGAGAGCCCTTCCGTCGCGATGATTAGCCAAAGGACCGCATTAACGAGAGGGATCGTCGCGACCGGCCCCATCGCCCGCTTCGTTACCGCCGCGACAATGATGACGGCGAGGTAGCCAAAGATTTTCGTGAGAACCCGCCCAAGCCTTTGCGATGTTCGCGGGGTCTGGGTCTTGAAGGCAACGGCGATCCCGGTAAAGGAGTCGACGACGACGAGGATCGCGGCCCCGTAGACGGCGTCGATCTCTGTCTGATTCCCGAAGAGGTACTGGATAGAAAGGCCGAGACCGACAGTGACCGCCTTCGCGATCCCCGCTCCGTCGATAAAGCTGAAGAGGTTATGGACGAAGTATGGAGCGTCCTTGATTTTGTCGAACATGAGTCTAGTCGCCTCCGGTTATGATCGTAAGACGATAGGCCTCGTAGGTGTAGCCCCAGCCGAGGACCCGGTTCAGGTCTGCGAACTTGACGTAGCCGGAGCCGTCTCGTAGGGTTCCGGAGAGCGTGATCCGCTCATCGTCGAGTTCGACGACGTAGTTCGACGACGTAGCCTGAAGAATCTTTCCGCCGAAGCGGTCGACGAACTTCCTTAGCCCGACCCAGACCCGGCCATCCGAGAGGAAGGCTTCGATACCGGTTCTCGCGCATCCGTCGTAGACGTCGACCTCGTCGGAGAGCGGAGGCTTGGCGGAGCCGCCGTAGGCCGGGACCGGCAGGGGCTCTCCTCGGAGCATGAGGGCTCTAAGGGACGAGACCGATAGGCCGGTCTTTACTTGGTAGTGAGGCCGGTCGACTCTCGACTTCCAGCGTCCTCCCCATTCGAGACCGATCCCTTCCCCGACCGGGCCGAGCTTCTCGTATATCGGAGACTCTCCGAGGTACTTCTCGCCCTTGAAGACGCCAACGTCGAAAGCTAGGCCGAAGTTATGGTTTGACTGACCGCCTCGGGCGTTGGTTACGGTCCGGCCCGGCTTCGTCCGTCCCTGAGCGTAGAGGGCGTCCTGCTCCGCCCACGTCCGGTTTCCCGATACGATCCGGACGGTATGGCCCAGCGGCAGAATGTCGGAGTCGGAGACGGCGAGGAGGAAGGCCTTCGCCCAGTCGCGGGCGTTGGGGTGAAGCGTTTCGATGTACTTGGCAGTTCGGGTATCCATTCTTCGAGGTCCTCTTATCAAACCGGGGTCGTCTCCGATCCTTGCGGAAGAGACGACCCCGTCCGTCGGAACGGTGTTGCTATATTACTTGACAAGCCCTCGTCCGTAGTCGCTCACGACCTCCGGGTCCGTCGAGAGGTACGTCCAGAACCGGGCATGGGCGAGGCGTAGGAGTTCTATCCGGAACTTGTCCCCGGTCTTATCGGTCCCGGGTAGGAGCTTCGCCTTCCGAACGATCCGGGGCCGTAACCTCTTCCAACCGTCGAGGTTGTCCGGGTCGAGGACGATGACGCCAGCGTAGGCCGGGATTTCCGCCTCGACCTTGTCGTAGACCGCCTTCGGCATGGCGAAGTAGTACCTGCCGACGTGCTTGTTCGCGTGACGGACCAGATGCGGTCGCCCGCCTCTTCCTAGGTCGATCATCCGGACTCCCGCTTCGAGGGTCAGATGCTTGGACTCCTTCGTCCGGAACTCGCGACGAAAGTCGGAGACCGAGACCTTGATCTCGACCTCCCAGACCCAGCCCGACGGGAAGAGGAGGAGCAGGTCCGCCTCCCAGCCGACGAGTTGGGTCGTGTTCGGGACCGCGACGAGCCGGGTCGGGTTCCAGAGACAGTTCGACCCGTGTCCGCAGAGAGCGAGGAGGACCTCTCGGGCCGTCATATCCAGTTCTCCCGGTCGTAGACCGAAGCCGTCCCGTCCTTCCTCCGCTTGTAGCGGGTGTAGCGGATATGGATCGTTCTACCCATATCCTTGTCTACCATTTCCATCACGCCCCATCCTCCTCAGCGTCCTGCCTGCGGTTGTCGGGAGTGAGTACCGAGCGCGCCTGTTCCTGCAAAAACACCACGTTCACAACGGGGCCTTCTGCACTCTCGCCGTCGTCCTTAGCGTCGCGGATGAACTCCAGGGCGGACTCCAACTCCTTCACCCGCGCCTCAAGTGCCACGACCTGCGCCATGTCGCACAGGGCAATCGTTTGCCCTAGTTTCTCGGAGTCGGAGACGGCGAGGAGGAAGGCCTTCGCCCAGTCGCGGGCGTTGGGGTGAAGCGTTTCGATGTACTTGGCAGTTCGGGTATCCATTCTTCGAGGTCCTCTTATCAAACCGGGCTCGTCTCCGATCCTTGCGGAAGAGACGACCCCGTCCGTCGGAACGGTGTTGCTATATTACTTGGATCCACGGCGTCGATCCGCAGGATCTTCGAGGGCTCTTCCCCACGCCGGACCCTGACCCATCCCATGACCGGGAAGTAGCCTATGACCTGGACCGTCTCGCCGGCCTCGAACCCATTCGAGTTGTGCTTGAGTGTTGCCGTCATCCCTTCACCTCTTCTACCGTTCGCGAGTCGTTGTCGGTCACAGCGCGAGCGCCTCTTGGTTTGCGAGAGACTTAAGGTTCAGCACTGCCTGATTGTAGTACGACTCCTTTAGTTCGATGCCGAGGAACCTACGCCCCAGTTCGAGTGACACGTACCCTTCAGATCCGATCCCGGCGAATGGCGAAAGCACCAGATCGCCAGGGTTCGACCAGAGCGACACAGCGCGCTCGATCACACCCAACTGCAACGGGCAGATGTGCCGCTCGTCGTCGTGTTCGCGGGCGCTGCGGTATTGGAGCGTGTCGGACGGGTTGATGTCCATCCACACTGGCGACGCCCACGACTGCCACGTATCGACCGTGTACTTGGCCGAGTCCTTGCCCACGGGTTCACCGTTGTCGCCGTCCTTCCGCATCGTGACGAGGTAGTCGGCGATGCCCTGCCTCGAACGGCACGAGTCCTTGCGGAACTGCTTGTACAGCAAGCCTAGCGCCTTGGTGCGTTGCATAGCGGTCACAGGGTCTTTCCATATCGTGACCTCGCTATGGAACACGAACCCGGCATCCTCGAACGCGCGGATCAGCATCCCTCGAAAGTCGTGCAGTCCGATAACCCCGTCCCGCGTTTTAGACATCGGCAGTTGCATACAATGGAACGAGAGATTCCGGCCCGGCTTGGTGACGCGGAACAGGTGCTGCGTCAGGAACGCGAACTGCTCGAAGAACTCCACGTGGCCGGGGCAGTTGCCCATGTCGTATGGCGAGTCCGAGTAAGTGTACAAACTCGCAAACGGTGGGCTGAACACGCTAAAGTCGATCGACTCGTTCGGTTGCTCTGCAAGCGCCTTAACGCAGTCGCCCAATACCATCTCCCATCCATTCCCTTGTGATCTATTCATTCCCAAACCTCCCGGCTCATGTACTTGGCCATCTCCTGGCTCATGGTCTTAAACGCTTCTTCTTTGGCACGTAACGCCGAAGCGATGGACTCCTGAGCGTTGCAAGTGACGATATGGGCGGTAACCGGCACCTTCTGCCCGAACCGCCAGCAACGGCGAACCGACTGGTACATCTGCTCGAATGAGTATGTGACCCCGCAGAACACCATCTGATGGCACTGTTGCCAATTCATGCCGAACCCCGCGATCTTCGGCTTGGTGACCAGAACTCGATAACGCCCGTCTGCGAACCCGAGCAGCCGATCCTCCTTAACCTCCTGCGAGTCGTTGCCGCGGACGCCTACGCATCCTGGGATGGCGCGCTCGACAAGATCCTGCTCGACGTTCGTATTGCACCAGATCAGCCACGAGGAGAGCGGATCGGATGCGACGATACGGGCGGTGACGAGCGCGCGCTCGGGTGCTGACTCGCGCAACACCGCATAGACTTGCGATGCCGATACGTCGTCGTCTCCGAACAGTCCCCCGGCGATTGTGGATTCAACGGTAACCTCGTGGCGCTCGAACGTCAGTGGAGGCAGGTCGTAACCGTGCTGGATAAACCCTAGATCCTTCGGGTGGCTGAACACGCATGCCCACGACGCGACCCACTCCCAGAAGTCTCGTTGCGCGTGACCCTTGACCCGCCAATGCGACGTGTCACCCCCGTCGTGGACGAAGTATGTGGCGAGCATCTCGGAGCGAGACATAGCGCCCACGAACTCCGCATGGGTGCCAAGTTCCATGTAATCGTTTGGCGACGGAGTGGCAGTGCAAGCGAGTCGGTACGGCGTGTGCTTGAATCGTTCCTGGATGTACTGGCGGTACTTGCCGTCGTGACTCTTAAGAATGCTCGACTCATCAAGAACGACCGCAGTAAAGTCGATGTCCTCTAAGAGGTGGATGCGGTCGTAGTTCACAACGTACACGCCATCGGTACCGATGTCGGACGCCTGAAGCACCCTGCGAACGAGCATCCCGATCTTCTGCGCCTCGGCTATCGTCTGCGACGAAACGGCGAGAGGCGCAACGATTAGGCGCTTGCCTGGAATGTGGCGCAAGAACTCAAGTTGCATGAGCGTCTTGCCCAGCCCGGTTCCTGCGAAGATGCAAGCGCGGCCCTTGCGAAGCGCCCAACGCGTTACTGCCTTTTGAAAGTCGAAGAGTAGCGCGCTCATCTGATCGGGCGGAACGTCGATCCCGCATGGCGCATGGTTCCTGCGCTTGGATTGGACGTATGCCTCATAGTCTTGTATCGTTTGGATCACGCCCCATCCTCCTCAGCGTCCTGCCTGCGGTTGTCGGGAGTGAGTACCGAGCGCGCCTGTTCCTGCAAAAACACCACGTTCACAACGGGGCCTTCTGCACTCTCGCCGTCGTCCTTAGCGTC